ACGCTAAAATAGAAAAATCAAAATTAAATATAAGTATTGCTAAATATAAAAACACAGGTAGCATTTCTAAATTAATAAAATAAATATGTATAAAAAATTTATAAAAAATTATTTTCCTAGTCAAGTTGTTAGTGACGCAGAAAAATCAAGCGTGGATTACGGGCTTGAAGTTGCAAAGGCAATTGAAAGTGAGTGGTTTCACAACGACAAAGGACATAATAAATACATAAAAAATAGAAACAGTTTTCACTCGCTAAGACTGTACGCTAGAGGTGAACAATCAATACAAAAATATAAAGATGAATTATCTATAAACGGTGATTTATCTTATTTAAATTTAGACTGGAAACCAGTGCCTATTATACCTAAGTTTGTAGATATAGTTGTAAATGGTATTGCAGAACGTATGTATGATATTAAAGCATACTCACAAGATCCATATGGTGTTAGCAAAAGAACAGAGTATATGGAGTCTTTGCTTTCTGATATGAGAACTAAAAAAATTAATGAGTTTACAGAGCAAGCTTTTGGAATGACTGTTTTAGATAACGAAAAAACAGAACTACCAGATTCAAAAGAAGAACTTGATTTACACATGTCATTAAGTTACAAGCAAGCTGTGGAATTAGCAGAAGAACAAGCGCTTGGTGTTTTATTAGAGGGTAATGATTACGAATTAATTAAGAAAAGATTTTACTACGATATCACTACAATAGGTATAGGTGCTGTAAAAACAAACTTTAACACATCAGAAGGAGTTACTATAGACTATGTAGATCCTGCAGATTTAGTTTACTCTTACACTGAGTCACCATATTTTGACGATATATATTATGTTGGTGAAGTAAAAAACATACCGATAAATGAGTTAGTAAAACAATTTCCACATTTAACTCAAGAGGATTTAGAAGATATTGTGAAAAACAAAAGCTATCACAAAGCTAATTATCACAATAGTAATTATAATATGGACGAAGAAGATAATAACAAAGTCCAAGTTTTATATTTTAATTACAAAACTTACATGAATGAAGTTTATAAAGTAAAAGAAACTGGTAGTGGTGCAAATAAAGTTTTGCAAAAAGACGATCAGTTTAATCCACCAGAAGATTCTGAAAACTTTAGTAAACTACAAAGATCTGTAGAATGTTTATATGAAGGTGCTATAATTTTAGGTACAAAAAAATTACTTAAGTGGGAAATGTCAAAAAATATGATGCGTCCTAAAAGTGATTTTACTAAAGTTAAAATGAATTACGCTATTGTTGCACCGCGTATGTACAAAGGTAAAATTGAGTCATTAGTAAAGCGTATTACAGGTTTTGCAGATATGATACAACTTACGCATTTAAAACTACAACAAGTAATGTCTCGTATGGTACCAGATGGTGTTTATCTTGATGCTGATGGACTTGCTGAAATAGATTTAGGTAACGGAACAAATTATAATCCACAAGAAGCTTTAAATATGTTCTTCCAAACAGGATCTGTTATTGGTAGGTCATTTACACAAGACGGTGATCAAAACCCAGGTAAAATACCTATACAAGAAATACAATCAAGTTCTGGTAGTGGAAAAATGCAAAGTTTAATTCAAACTTACAACTATTATTTACAAATGATAAGAGATGTAACTGGATTAAACGAAGCTAAAGATGGTAGTACACCAGACAAGTATTCTTTAGTTGGTGTTCAAAAACTTGCAGCTGCTAATTCTAACACAGCAACAAGACATATATTACAAGGCGGATTATTTTTAACAAAAGAAGTTTGTCAATGTTTATCATTAAGAATATCTGATATATTAGAATACTCGCCTACAGCAAACGCTTTTATACAACAAATTGGCGCGCATAACGTTGCTACATTAAAAGAAATGTCTGAGTTGTATTTATATGACTTTGGAATATTTATTGAGTTATCGCCAGACGAAGAAGAAAAAGCAATGCTTGAAAACAATATACAACAAGCTTTGTCACAGCAAGGTATAGAACTTGAAGATGCTATTGATCTTAGAGAAATAAAAAACATTAAACTTGCTAATAGGTTATTAAAAATAAGACGTAAAAAGAAAAAAGAAGAAGATCAAAGAATGCAGCAAGAGAATATAAAAGCTCAATCAGAAGCTAATATACAAGCTCAAAATGCTGCCGCTATGATGGAAGTTAAAAAGAACGAAGCTGTTACAATGAGTCAAATGCAATTAGAAGAAGCAAAAGCTAATCTAAAAGCAAAAGCTTTAGAGCAAGAAGCAGCTATTAAAAAAGATTTAATGGAGCACGAGTTTAATCTTAACATGCAGTTGAAAAGCGTAGAAAACCAGGGTGTTAATGACAAAGACAAGATGAAAGAAGATCGTAAAGACGAGAGAACAAGAATACAAGCCTCTCAACAAAGTCAACTTATAGACCAAAGAAATAATGGTAAACCACCTAAAAGGTTTGAGTCTGCAGGTAATGATAACTTAGGAGGCTTTAGTATTTAAAATTATTAATTATTATTATATTATATTATGGAAGAAAACGTAGAAAACGTAGTTGAAGAAACTACACAACAACCTGTCGAGTCAGCAGAAGAAACAAAGTTTGATAGCGCTGGCGATGATAGTATTTTAAAAGTAGATTTAAGTAAACCACCACCAACTAAAACACAAGAAGATGCCGTTCCAGAGCAAAGCACAGATGAGGTACCTGTACGCGACGAATCCGAAACTAGCGAAGAAGTTCAAGAGCAAAACGTCGAAACAACAGATGAGCAACCTACCGGAGAAGAAGTCTCCGTTCAAAATGAAGAACCCGTACTTGAAGAAGTAACTGAAGAAGTAAAGCAACAAACTGAAGAGTTAACAGAACAAGTTGAAGATGCTATTGAGCAAGCTCAAGAAACTGGACAAGCAATACCAGAGAATTTACAGAAAGTTGTAGATTTTATGAAAGACACTGGTGGTACATTGGAAGACTATGTAAGACTTAATCAAGATTATTCTAAACTAGACAACGATACTTTGTTGAGAGAATATTATAAGTCTACAAAACCACACTTAGATAATGAAGAAATTAGTTTCTTAATGGAAGAAAACTTTTCTTATGATGAAGAGGAAAATTCTGAAAGAGAAATAAGAAGAAAAAAAATAGCGTTAAAAGAGCAAGTTGCCGACGCTAAAGCCTACTTAGACGGGCAAAAGTCTAAATACTATGATGAAATTAAAGCTGGTTCTAAGCTAACGCAAGAACAACAAAAAGCAATAAATTTCTTTAATAGATACAATAAAGAGTCGGAAGAAAGTAGCAAGATAGCAGAAAGAGGTAAAAATGTATTTATGCAAAAAACAAACCAAGTATTTAACAGTGAGTTCAAAGGTTTTGATTTCAATGTTGGTGATAAAACGTATAGATACAATGTTAAAAATCCTGAAGCTGTGAAACAAACTCAAAGCGACATTAATAATTTTGTTTCTAAGTTTACTGACAGAAAAACAAATTTAATGGGTGACGCAAAAGGTTATCACAAATCATTATTTGCAGCAATGAATCCAGATGCTATTGCTAATCATTTTTACGAACAAGGTAAAGCAGATGCTATGAAAGATAGTATGGCTAAATCTAAAAACGTTAGTATGACACCAAGACAATCTTTTGGTGAACCAACTAGCGGTATGAAAGTAAGAATAATTGGCGGTGATCCTTCTCCTAACACTTTTAAAATTAAAAATAATAACAAATTTAAAAAATAGAAAATGGCAATTACTAGAAGAACGACATTTCAGGCTGCACCAGTGCAGGCAGTTACGTCGCAAAATTATTTAGACATCCAAAACAACGGATGGGCACAGCAATACTTACCTGACTTAATTGAGGCAGAAGCTGAAGTTTATGGAAAAAGAACTATCTCAGGATTTTTATCTCAAGTTGGTGCAGAAGAGGCTATGTCAGCTGATCAAGTTATTTGGTCAGAGCAAGGTAGATTACATCTATCTTACACGTGTGATATGTTAGATGTTACAGCAAGTACAATTAATATTACTAATGATATTGATGGTGTTGCTCAAACAACTACACACGGTATTAGAGTCGGTGACCAGGTTTTAATCGCTGGTGGTGGACAAACTGTTACAGCTCGTGTAAGCGTTGCTGCTGCGGGTAGTCAAACTATCACGGTTCAACCATATAGATTTGCTCATATGACAAACGCAGGTTTCGTTAACGGAGATAACACTTGTACTATATTAGTATTTGGTTCTGAAAACGCAAAAGGAGTTTCGTATGTAGGTGGTAGATCAAATGAGCCTTCTTTCACTACATTTACTAACAAGCCAATCATTTTAAAAGACATGTATGAGGTTTCAGGATCTGATGCTGCTCAAGTTGGTTGGGTTGAAGTTACTGGTGAAGAAGGACAAAACGGTTACTACTGGTACTTAAAAGCTGAAGGAGACACTAGAGCTCGTTTCACTGATTACTTAGAAATGAGTATGATTGAATCAGAATTAGTTGCTGCTGCTTCTGCTATCGCTCTACCAACTGATGGTGGTGCAGGTACTGCGGGTACTGAAGGTTTATTCGCTGCTGTTAGATCAAGAGGTCATCAAACTTCAGGAGTTACTGGTGTTAGTCCACTAGTTGACTTTGCAGAATTTGATGCAATACTTGCTGAGTTTGACAGAAACGGTGCTATTGAAGAAAACATGATGTTTGTAAATAGAAACACTAGTCTAGCAATGGACGATATGTTAGCTTCATTAAACTCTGGATATTCTGGTGGTACTTCTTATGGAGTATTCAACAACTCAGAAGATATGGCACTTAATTTAGGTTTCTCTGGTTTCAGAAGAGGTTCTTATGACTTCTACAAGTCTGACTGGAAATACTTAA